CCGTTGTTTCAGAGTACGGTGGACCTACATTAGCTTGTAGAGTCGTCAACCTCTCGCATACGCCAGCCCTTATCAAGCTGTCGATATACGATAGTTGACAACCACTAAATAAGGGTTATCCAAAGGGCCAGCTCCAAAACCCCCCCAGTGGGGGGGAAAGCTGCGTAATTTATACATTTACATATGTTTAAAAAAGAAAATCAAATTTTTATTTTACTTCAGGTTATGATTCCTGATCATTAGGGTTGCAACACCCAACCCATGGTCGGCACACCAAGCCAAAAAGACATGTGAAAATCATCCGAGCCAGCACGGAGCACGGCAGTCCGCGTTCCATAATTGCTTGAGGATGAAAATTGGATGATATGATTCACAATATCTGGGGCTGTACTAGACAATGTCGTATTTTGCGTATTGTCATAGAAGAGCCGGTTAAGCCGACAATAAGTACGGCTATACATTGGAACGAAACCAGCTTGTCCTAGAGCAACACTCGAATCATAAGCAACAGGGTTGTTAAAAACAACATCCAATTCACCAGTAGTGCCCTGCAAGGGCACACCATTTAGCTGAGCATCAGTTAATGCAACTACACTAAATGGCGCGACTGTGGTGGGATTATATGGCAACATCTTAGTGTAACTTGAATTTGCAGAATTGCCTGTCGAAACCCTATATCTCACGGCTCCCCTGGAGTGTGCATAACAGCCAGCAATCATACCGACATAATCCCCAGAAATGAAGCCGGTGGTACTATTCGCAGCCACTGGAGCGGCATAATAACCTCCAAAATAATAAGGATATATGCTCATCGAATTCAGGGCTGTCCATCCAGTATTTGTAGCTGCCAGACGCACATATCTCTTGACTAACTGAAGCAAAGAGGTCGAAGACTCACCAATGCAGAGCTCAGCCGCCATCTTAGTGGGATCATGAATAGTGGAGCTGCCAATACACTTGTCCAAAACGAGTTCAGCCTGACCATCACCTCCTGATTGGGGCTCAATGATCTGTGAGGGCGTCATATTGAAAGGCCTCGGAACTTGAAACTCAAGGTCAGTGCCACCTCTCACCTCAAAGAGAACATCAACATTCTGACTGCACGTATCCGGAGCCACAAGCTCATTCAATATGTTAACGTGCATCATCATGAAAATATCATTCTGGGTTTGGTCGGTATCCAGGTACATGGAGTTGTAACAATAAGGAACCTTAACAACAAACTCAGAACCGTCCCTAAGATCGATCACTTCACGATGCACATAGTTAGTCTGTGCATTGGTCAGAGCAGCTACAGCTGTCTGAGGAGAAAACGAAAGAATCAAGCGCCCAGTGTGGTATTCAGTCTTAATAACCTTAATAGTTATCTCAATAGAACCACGCCAGTACTGATATAACTTGCTGAGAAAAGCAATTGGGGTGTGATTTGCCGAAACGAGTGATGCAGTGCCAGTCATAGGGGAAATGGTGGTGCCAGTAGAGAAGTTCGCAGGATAACAAGGGATGATCTGGAAAGAGCCAGGGAGTGTGGTTGTAGCCCAATTAAGGGTTAAGTAAAACGCTTTCTGCCTCTTCACGAAATTAATAGACATTTCATCAACACCAGACAGATTAACATCTGGCATCACCGAAACCTTGTTATCAGCAAACAAGCCCATGTTATTACTCACATCTGGCTCATTTATATTGGCATTGTAAGGATGAGGGGTTGCAAAAACCCTAGTCACCTGAGAGTCAAGCACCGGTTTACACCAGCCAAATGAGGACGCAACACCAGAGGCCAAATTTGACATCCAGGCTGTAGGGCCAGCAATGGGGGACAACATAGGGATGGAATAAAGCGTGGAGGCGATAGAAGATATGTTTGAAAGCACACCTGAAATCGGCCCTTTTCCTTCATTGATCTCAGAGTCGAGATTGGACCTAACAGCATTGACACGATACTTACGAATAATATCTCGCTTCGCCTTGATAGCCATAGCCGATTGGGGCACAATTGGAACCTCAACCTCAAAATCATCGAAGCTAAGCCATGCGGTGTACGTTGCAGTAGAGGAGCCAGTACCAGTGTTGAGTGGGGAGTACACATAACAGAAGACGGTCCCCCAATCGTAAAATCCAGACAGCACATTGTAATGCGTAGTTGGAGAAATATAAGGGATTATAAGTTCGCACTCTGTGTCTTGCAGTGACATCTCCACATGGGGTAATTGTGTTATTGTTGTGAGAGAAGTGAGATGGGTAGTGAATGTGCGAGGAGCGTGTATGTACTGAGGAATGTAGGCAAGAAGTAGCCTACCAGCCATGAATGGGTTGGCGTTAATCTGTAATCTAACCTTAGCCGTGCCGCGATAATTCATAAAACCCCTCAACTTATCCGTCCAGATTGCTTGGGCCATCATGGTGCTCGCAATATCAATCTTGAACAGTAGGGACCCAGTTAAATTGGCAGGCGTCAAAGAGCCAGTGACTACAGGGACAGGCTTAGCAAGAAAACTAGCCACATCTTGAGAAAGCACACCCGTGGTAGCAGAATTCACTATTTCACGAGCATGGGGAACATCTGAAACCACTCGAAGCATATTCGTGGGGCTCTGATTAGTAAATGTGGTCGTGCCAGACGTTTCAACGCCCTGCACAACAGTTGTGGCCACTTTAGCGGGGTCCTCGCTGACGTTTATGGAGACGTCTCCTCCTTGGTTTGTGGACATAGCAAGTCTATTGTTCAACACTCCAGAGTGACTTAGCTCTGGGCATCTATCTGGTGCTCTAGGAATTGGTGTCTCTCCTCCCTTCCTTGAACAGTAAGGCTAAATAGCCACGGGAAAGCCCAACTGAAACGCACGCACTCTACTTAAAACCAGAATTTGAGTACATAGAGCCTAAGCGTTTGTTGTTGTTTAACACCCTGCTTAAGGTGGAGCTTTTAACGCCTTCTCAGGGCGGGGAGAGGAAAACCTAGCAGATGAAGTCATCACGACTCATCTGCAAGGCAAGGGCATTCCTTCGATTAGGAATGGGAGGAATGTGGTTCAGTTTCTCTTGGCTAGCTCGCATAATCTTAGGGTACCACTCACTCCAAATCAAATCACCGTGCGCACTTAGCTCCTTGAGAGCGGTATCTACAACCTGACGAGTATTATGAAATTCCTTGTCTCTTTTCTTTGTCCACTGAGGCATCTCAAGAATAGTATCAAGATCCAAAGCAGCAACGTGAGTGTGCACGATGGGATCAAACACCCATTTCCTCTTAAGGAAGGACACATCATCAATTGAGCGCAATGGTTCCACACCACTCTCTGACTTAGTCTCTGAAGTATATGTGAAGCCTATCTTTGCAAAAGCTCTTGTTAACGATCCTTGATTGTACCATGACCTCATTCCTTCCCCAACAGAAACAAGATTATCATCACCATAAGCTAGGAAAAAGAGCTGAATCTCCATCCTCGACAACAATGATGAAATCTCGTGTTCTGGTGAAACAATGTGAAGGCCCCAACCAAACTTGTGTTCATCATGGGCTAGAACACCAGCATAACGAAGTAGCACATTATTATTGAATGTGTTCATAATAGTGGTTAGAGGATTACCTGAAGGGTTACCCCCTGGCCACTCATAAACAAGATCCTGGAAAATATGCTTACTATTGCAAATATCTTCGAAGAGAACTGCACGAATCAAATCGTTCCCATCATTGTACCACAAGTTGACAAATCTCAAGAAAGCCATTTGGATTTGGCGGGTCTGGCACGCATCGTAAGTCTTGAAATCACCAGCAATGATATTTAGATCAACTGAGGAGCCTCGGAGACACTTCCTAATGAAAGCCCACTCTGGAGAAAAAACGTTGACTCCTACAGCCGAACCATTAACTATCCGATTGTTCATATACCAACGCATGAAATCAAGGAAATACATCCTGATAGCAATAGTCAGATCAACTGGACACGCTGAGATGAGACGTGTAGAACCTAATAACACCTTCTCAATAAACCTACGTTCATCCTTAAGGAAATCCATATACACATGCTTCAGACGATTACCCTTACTGGCTTCAAGTACGATTTCTTCAACTCTAGTCTTCAACTTGGCACAATGACTAGACGTAAACTCATACTCGTCGCCACTACCAAAGAAGTGTTGCTTGAAATGGAAGCCAGGAGGAACATCCAAAGCATAGGGATAGCCTGCAGAGGTATTGCGAGGAATTCCTGTACAGTTAGGCACACCAGGAACTCCCCTAACGGCTTCCTCAAAGGTAAAAATCTTCTTGGACCAAGGAGCATCATCCACACTCTTAGAGATAATGTTAGAACCATAGCTAGCTGCACACAAATCTAAAACTTGCTGGTTCATATAATGTGTGGGCTTCGCATACTTTTCACGAGCTGAAAGCCAAGGATCAATGAATTCTCCATCAGAAGACCAGAAACCTCTAAGAGCAGCTGGAGCACACTTTGGTTTTGAATAGGAATTATTCAAGGGAGATGGAACAATAGCTGAATCCATGGGTGGACGTGACTTTCTATCTTTAAAAAGAGTCTTGAAACTCTCAGGCTGAATGGATTGATCTGTGAAGTTAAAGTCAAAAGCTCCATGCTCAACAATCTGATGCCCACCAACAGACAACATAAACTCATCGAAATGGTCCACATGTGCCTTACAAATGCGAGAGGCAAAGCCGTGGCCATCCTCCTCGCGCCCAGACACATGCTGACCAATTAGCTTCTGACTACCTGTCAAAGGGTTGGCAACAAAGATGAGATTACCACATGAGCCCTTCTTTGTCCCAGCAACATAATGATAACCATGAGGATTAACGTAATTAGTATAAGGCAAATCACTCATGGGGAACATTTCAGTGAAAGGAACAATCAAAGTTCCGTGTTCATCTACAGAAAGCATTTTACCAGAAAATTTCTGAGTAATCACCTCAGACTCCTCCATAATGTATTTTCTAATATTTGGTGCCTGAGGCAAAACATTGGGAAACCTAGCAAAAACAATGTCTTCCCTGCCCCAATCGTCAGAGAAGAACAGTTGGATGTCCTTCCAGGCAATTTCAAAGAAGAGAGTGGGATTACTTGCAGCCCTAAGGACTACAGTACAATTCTCAGGCAAAATATCATCCTCAATCATAGTAAGAATGTTTTCTGCAAAGTGCCTTGGAAAGAATGCATCATGACCACCAATGAAAGTGACACACCCCATCCTCTTAGACTCCTTGTTCTGGTGCAATGTATAAACATTTTTCTTATATATCTTTCTAATTATATCATCACAGGTAGCATCAAAGGCAAGCTCTTCAACCACACCACGCATGGCCTTGGGAACACCATGTGAGGCACGAACAAACTTGGTAGTCTTAATCTTGGACACGGGTCTCTTCGACTGCGACTGCTTCTTGTTATGGGACCTACCATCGGATTCGTCTTCAATTTCCCCACTATTCGCAAACATTTTATATAAACCATATCCTACCGTAAGTGTAGCGAGTCCGGAAAGGACGGTTTTCATCATGTCAATGAATGTGATTGTGGAGAGCGTATCGTGAATCTTGCAGTAAGTGGAATACACGATGTCCTTATACTTCAAAATAGCAGCCTCAATAATTCCAGGCCTTGGGAGAGTTGATGAGAGATCATCAAGGTTCGAGATCATCTCATCATGTTTCTCTTTATAGACTTTTTCAGCAGCCTCAATCTTCCTAATAGTCTTTAACCTATGAACATAAGAGGTCATAGATTCACCATCACGGATTGGGAAGAAATCACTCGAGAGGGTTGCGCCCTCCTCCTTAATTTCTCCCCCCCTAAGAGGAAACCGCTTGCTGAGGTACTTCTTCTTGAAGTCTTCATGCGTATCTAAGAGCTGTCTGCCTACAGTCTGTGTAAGGCGATAAGCAGAAGATATCTCCTCCACTACCTCATCCATGCTCATTGGGGCACCGGGGAGCACAACCCCCCTGAAAGAGTCATAATGGAGAAACTGAATGTGAGGAAAATCATCACTGAACTCAATACCTGCCTTCAAGCGCATCTTCCATACATCGGTCTCCTTTTCATCTTGGCGATAGCCAGGAGAAGGAATCACAATGTAACTGCAGCTAAAACGCCGTGTCACTGCCTCACTACTCCAAATCGACTCAAGCCTGAACTTATTGACATTGGAAGAAGCCCAGACCATCTTCGAGCGGAAATTAGTCAACCCCTTATCATCAAGGTGTGCCATGTGCAAATCCATAGCATTGGAATTAACCATACGGATCAGCTCCATAGCCTCATTGGCCGTGACACCTTTAATGTCTTTCTTTTGGCCAAAATCATCAAAAATCACATTCATTTGACCATGATAAGAATCATAGTACTCATTTTCAGAAATTCGATTATAGATGAAATCATTGTGATTTGCCTCAAAAGCATCTGCTTCATGTTCTTCAATAACATTGCAAGTAGTGGCGAGCATCATGGGAATCATGGCTGTGGATTTACCTACACCAGGTGGACCTGTAAGGAAAACACATATCGGCTGAACTCTAGGGCCCATATTATGAAGATTAGAGCGACGAATCTTCATTACCAGTGGATTTAATTCACTCATAACAATTTGAACTAAGCGACGAGCATCTTGATATTCAATAGAACTGGGAAGAGATTTTGCAAGTTTGGAACCCTCTGTGTACAAACACATAACTTCCTTGGCGGACTCAGCATTCAGCACCCTTCCTTCAGCAAATGCCTTAAGACAGGAGGTAACTTTCTCAGAAAATAAGACAATTTCAGGTTTATTGTCCATTGCCACATTATATTTCCTGTGGCCAAAAGTTTCTGAGGTCCAATCAAGAAAACTCTGGACATAAGACAAAACCTGGGAGAAGGTGAACTCTGCACCCTCTCTTATCTTTCTCATGTCTTTGGAACGCGAGAAGAACATAGATAGTCTCTCAAGTGGATTCTTCTCCCACTGAGTACTGCGGAAACAAGACAAGTACATAAAAGCAATAATGCTATCTATAATACTTGTAGTAACTCCATGTTCTTCAAGCCCTGAAACATCTATACCATCTACTTCAACCATAGTTTCTTTCGATTTGAAGAAATTAAGTCGCTCAGTAGCCCAATTGACAACATTGTCAAAATGGGCGCGGGCTTCAGTTGTCCAAGATGGAAACCAAAGGGCCGCAATCGCTGTAACAGCAAGCAGGGCTTTGAGAAGCTTCTTATTGCCAATAGCAGCAAAAGTGATCATCAACAGCCCGCCTATCCAAAAGACTTTCATTTCGGGACTAGCCAACGAACCAGGCAATTTTGGGAACTGTATGCTGTGAGTAACACTCGGATTTGACACATCGCGAACACTTTCGGCGAGAGTGTGCATTGCACTCATCGCTTCCTCTGAAAACTCAACTTTCTTTTCCTTGAAAGCTGATATCAGGTCATTTACCATTGCAAGTGTATTAGATCCGGCCTCAACAGGAACATTTGGTATACCAATACCAAATGCCATTTGTTCCTCAATTCCATGTTTAAAATCACGCATAGTGGAACGAAGAGACTCCCGCGCGACTATAGATGACGTGCGAGCGAGATCGTCTTCAATTCTCAGAGGGCACTTTTTCTTAGCCCCACTATAACGGTGGGGGGAACCTTGTGCTATCATGCGATTCAAACGTTTCTTTTTGCCAAGCCCTCCACCAACATCATTGTCTGAAAGACGTTGAGTGAGGCGAGCCTTGGCAATCATTTTTTCGAGAGCATGGTTTGGAATACCACCCTGCTCTTCAATGTTGGTGAGGTCAATCGTTGGTTTAGCAACTTTTGATCTCTTAGTACGCTGCCGCCTCCTGAGTAAGATCAATCTTTCTCTTTTGGCAGCAACACTCTCAGTATCGCAAGTGGATGTGAGGGGACACCTCACAACTGACAACTCGTGAACTTCGAGATTTTTACACACATTTTTCTTCTTTTTTATAATTTCATAGTAACCATAGGGAATGACCTTTTGGCCATCGAGGGATAAGTGAGTTAATTCAACAGGTTTTTGATTTTGAAGCTCTAAAATGGTACAATTTAAACCAAGTGTTTCTTCAATAGCAGTGCCACGATCTACCTCGGGCGAGGGATTTCCTACAAGAGGAGAAGATTCTGAAGTAATAGTATTGTTCATTGTGATAATCTGGGTCTCTCGTGGGATTGTTGTAATTGTAATGATGTGTTAAAAGTGCCGTCTTTCCGTACTGTCATCGCAAGAAAACACATGACCATAACACTTTAACAGAGCTAGCTAGCCGGCTAATGGCTATGCACATAAATGGTATCCTTCTATGACATCAGGGTCGTGTACTGATGGCAACAGGAACATCCACGGCCGTAGGGAAACCACGGCAATGTAAGCGGTCGTATACCGTACAAGATAATGTGAATATACAAATCATTGGAATATGACCGATAAGGCTCTGCTAAAGGGTTAGGTTATA